ATGTAGCTAATCAAAATTGTGTTGAATGTAGACGCTTACAAAAAAATGCGGTTAGAAAGAAAACGCAAAAGTATGGAGTTAGAGGTAGACCTCCTTCAACGCGTACGCCTGAAGAAAAAGCAGAAGCTACAAGAATAGCAAATAAAAAATACTGGAACAAACCTGAAAATGCAGGTAAGAGAGCAGCTAAACGAGTTAAGTATAGAGCAAATAAATTAAAGCGCACCCCTAGCTGGCTTAGTGCAGAAGATTTAAATCAGATTAAAACTATATACACAGAAGCAATACAAAAAACAATAGATTCAAAAATTATATGGCATGTTGATCATATATACCCTTTGCAAGGTACAACAGTATCAGGTTTGCATGTACCTTCTAACTTGCAAATAATACCAGCAATTGAAAATTTAAAAAAAGGAAATAGAACTATATAGCTTTAGGATCGAAGTTGTATAACTCGGAGTAGACGTCTTTGATGCGAAGGAATTTGGTACCATGCTCGTGAAAATCTTCATCACCCCTAACATAAAGGGCCAAATGCACCATTTCATGGAGGAGCGTTTGAAAAATAGTTGTAAAATGCCCACATGCATTCCTACTAATGTGTATTTCCATCTCAAATTCATCAAAACAACCATAAATACCTGGGTTTTTAATGACTTTAAACCCAATTTTAGATGCTTTAGGCATAGTAAGGGTGTTAAAAGGGGGTAATTTACACGCCATTTCGTATAAAATAGCTAAGTTTTTAGGTGTAAGAGTGGTCTTCATGGGACTATTCTACCAAAGGTATGTGACAATAATATATTTATTTTAAGTGTTTGATTATTATAAAGTTGTGTTATAATGCACCCATCGCGAGGAAACCGCATATAAATGGAGCTTAAATGCCCCTTAAAATTATACCAGAAGCGAACAAACCATTACCTGACGACTTTGAATCTGAAGAACCTACTTCATTTGAAAAAAAAGTCAAAATTGCTGCGGCCACTGCTAAAATATTACTAGAAGCTGGTGCAGAAATACCATCAACCCCCGAAGATAAAAAAGAAGCTGAAGATTTATTTAAAGCTTTTACAGATCCTAATTCTACTCAAGCCACTACTTCTGCGATTAATAAATCGCTTAGTGTACCTTCTACAGTTCAGCATCTCTATGCCATGCTTAAAGATTATGACCACCAGGTTATAGATGAAGCTGTGCAATTAAGACGATTTGTTACTAATAAACTTTTAGAAGATACAGGACATACAGATGCTAGACATCGCTTAAAAGCTTTAGAGCTATTAGGTAAAATATCAGATGTAGGACTATTCACAGATAAAACTGAAATTACAATCAACGCAGGTTCTATCGACAATCTAGAAGATCAAATTAGAAGTAAATTATTTAAAATATTAGGTACCAACTTAGCTGTTGATACATCATTTGAAGTTATTGATGCTGAAATGGGTGAAATAAAACCAGACGATAAAACAACATAATGATAAACATTCCTGGTATAAAAGAGGAAGACCTATATCGTGCAATGCAAAATGTAGATACTTTATCTAAAACTGAAAAGATAGAGCTATACTCTATGCTAGAAAAGCTAGAGGAGTTAAAGAGTAAAGAAGAACGACAATTAAAATTTTTGGAGTTTGTTAAACATGTTTACCCTGGGTATAAAGTTGGACCCCACCACTATAAGCTTGCACAAATATTTGAAGACATTGCCAACGGCAAAAAGAAAAGAGTTATTGTTAATATTGCGCCAAGACACGGGAAGTCTGAGCTTATCTCATATCTCGCACCTGCTTGGTTTTTGGGAAAGTATCCTCATAAAAAAATTATTATGGCGTCTCATACCGCTGATCTTGCTGTTAACTTTGGTAGGCGAGTTCGTAATTTGGTTGGTAGTACCCCTTATCATGACGTCTTTCCAGACGTAGAATTACAGGCGGATAGTAAAAGTGCATCACGATGGGGTACTAATTATAATGGCGAGTACTTTGCTATCGGTGTGGGGGGGGCTCTTGCTGGTCGTGGCGCCGATCTTTTTATCATTGACGATCCTCATTCAGAGCAAGACGCCAAATTGGGACGTGCGGACGTTTTTCATCCTGCTTGGGAGTGGTTTCAGTCTGGTCCTATTCAGCGTCTTATGCCTGGCGGTGCGATTATTGTAGTAATGACAAGATGGTCTAAGTTAGATTTAACTGGCCAAATTATCAATCAAATGAATAAAAATGAAGATGTTGATTCTTGGGAAATAATTGATTTTCCCGCAATCAAAGATGATGGCGAACCTTTATGGCCAGACTTTTGGACTAAAGAAGAATTACTATCTAAGAAAGCTGCATTAGATGTTCGTTACTGGAATGCCCAGTATATGCAGAATCCAGTATCCGAAGAAGGCGCTTTAATAAAACGTGAGTGGTGGCAAGTGTGGGAAGAAGATACCCCACCGCCATGTGAATTTATTATTATGAGTTTAGACGCAGCCCAGGAGGCAAATAACAGATCGGATTATAATGCACTTACTACCTGGGGCGTATTTTTTAATGAAGAGACTAATAACCATAACATTATTTTATTAAATGTAATTAACTTAAGACTAGAGTTTCCTGAGTTAAAAAAAATGGTATTAGAAGAATATAAGGAGTGGGAACCAGATGCGTTCATGGTGGAAAAGAAATCTAATGGTGCTGCGTTATATCAAGAGATGCGTCGTATGGGTATACCTGTGGGTGAATTTACTCCTGGTAAAGGGCAAGACAAAATTTCACGCGTCAATGCTGTATCGGATTTATTCTCAAGCGGTATTGTCTGGGCGCCCGACAAACGATGGGCCCACGAGTTAGTAGAACAGTGTAATGATTTTCCTAGTGGATCAAATGATGACATGGTGGATAGCACGACGCTAGCTCTGCTACGTTTTAGACAAGGTGGCTTTATTAAGTTGCCAAGTGATGAGCAAGATGATGACTTACTATATAAGTATCGAAAGAAAGCTGCATACTACTAATGATTGTTTATAGATTTAAAAATCAAAATGGTTATATTATGTGGAACTGTCGCCCTGTAAAAGAAAGAAGACATGACCCTAAAGCAAGACGCAGTTTTAAAAGATTTAGACGCATATGGTGGTGGGAAGAGATGAGATGGAATCAAAGACACGGGATAGCTAATGATTAAAATTTTAGACAACGTAATATCTAAGAGTACATTAGGTCAATGTAATGTGTGGTTAGAAAAAGCAAATTGGACTTACGGTTGGCACTCTGATCCTAACGTACCCTACGGTCATTGGAATGTAGACATTACTAAAACTACCATGCACAACCCAACTGACGTAACTAAAAAGTTGCCTAAAGAATTTAAAGATGTATGGGATATATTAAATGCAGAATATTTTAAAGGACAAGGTTTATTAACAAGATGTTATGCTAATCGACATACGTTTGGAACTGAGGGTTATATTCATACAGACTCTCAACGTAAAGAAGATCATACAGTTATAGTTTATTTAAATGAGGAGTGGGATTATGGTTGGGGCGGTGAAACAATGTTTTTTGAAAATGGCGAAGTATTTAAAGCAGTTACGCCTCGTTTTGGCAGGATGGTGGTCTTCCCTGGTTATATTGAGCATTGCGCTAAAGGACTTTCTCGTATCTGTTCTAAGGTAAGAACAACCTTAATGTTCAAGGTCACAGTAGACCCTAAAGCAATTTATGAATCAGAAGTATTGTTGTCAGAGTTTTTAAATGAAGTAAAAGCAAATGAAAAACCACATAAAGTAGGATCACTTAAAGATCATTTACTAAGAGTGTTTCATATTTTAAAAGGTGCTGGTGCTAACGATATATTAGCTCTTGCTGGGGGCCTTCATTCAGTATATAGTACAGGTAGTTATAGAATAGCATGTTTACCCTACACAAGCGAAAATATTTTAGAAACATTCGGTCCAGAAGTAGATCGTATAGTAAAACTTTTCAGCACAACTGACAGACCTAAAGCACTAGAAACACCTGATGGGACATTAAATGAAGTTGATTTATTCCTATTAAGATGTATTGAGTGTGCCAATTTGTATGACCAAGAAGAATTAAACGAAACAGATTACCCAAACTTATATAAGTTTTCAAAAAGAAAATGATTGACAAGCTAAAAGAATTTAAAGATTGGTGGTTAAAAACTAGAGAGTATAGGCCTCCTGCAAAAGATCCAGTTTATATGCTAGACCATATATGTGGAAGTACTTTATATAGAAAAGATACATTTCAAGTACAGTTATTTACAGTAAGACCACATTCAATTATTAATCCTCATTTACATCCTAATGTTGATTCATTTGAGGTTTACATTGCTGGAGACATAAATTTTATGCGTAATGGAGAATGGTTTGAGCAAAATGAGTTTGAAGG